CCCATCCCCCGACCCCCACCTCTGGGGCGGCTAACCTCAGTAAGTAAGGGCCTGGGGGTTGTGGGGTGTCGATTCTGAGCGTGATTGCTGGGGGCAACGTGCTGGAGCCTCCACAGCGCACCAGCACCCGCTGCACCGAGAGCTACGAGGAACTCCGCAGCCGCATCTACGAGTGCCTCCTGCCCCCTCAAAAGGAGTTTGTAGACGACACCGACACCAAGATCTTGGGGTATTGCGCTGGTTTTGGCGCAGGTAAGACCTTTGCGCTATGCGCCAAGGCCATATTCCTAGGTATGGATAACCCAAACACCACAGCAGCGGTGTTTGAACCCACCAACATCATGCTCCGTGACGTATGGCTTAGGGCTTTTGATAGTTTCTTAGAAGAGTTCAAGATTGAATACGACTTTCGGGTATCACCGCAGCCCGAATACGTCATGCACCTACCCCGAGGCCCAGTAACCCTGCTGTGCCGCGCCACTGAAACATACAACCGCATTCGTGGACAAAACCTCTCCTTTTGTTTGGCTGACGAAATAGACACCTCCTCCCAGGAGGTATCACAGAAAGCGGCAGAGATGATGCTGGCCCGTCTCCGGGGTGGCAAGAAACCCCAGCTGGCACTGGCTTCCACGCCAGAAGGCTATAAATACATGTATAAGACTTTTGTGGAGGACGCCCATATTCCTGACCGCAAGCTGATCCGAGCTGCCACCACAGACAACCCCCACCTTCCATCCGGCTTCGTTGAGTCGCTATACCAGAACTACGATAGTCAGCTGGTCGCCAGTTACATCCAGGGCCTTTTCACGAACCTGGCCAACACGACGGTCTACCACCCGTTTGACCGTGACAGGCACTGGTGCGACACGGAGATCAACGAATCAGACCGGGTGTTTGTGGGGATTGACTTCAACGTGGGTGCCTGCTTCTGCATGGTGGTGGTTCGTAGAGGAGACGAGTTCCACGTCGTAGCCGAGCACCACCCCAAGGACACGCCAGCCGTGGTAAAGGCTTTGAGCGAGACCTACAAAGCGCAGGTTGAGCGTGGTGATCTGGTCGTCATCCCTGACGCGGCATCCCGCCAGCGCACCACGACCAACGCAGCCGAATCCGACCTATCACTGCTGAAGAAGGGTGGATTTGCCGTAAAGAGCCAGACGGCCAACCCCCAAGTGGCGGACCGTGTGAATGCGGTGAACGTCCTACTGATGGCAAACCGTCTGAAGGTCCACAACCGCTGCAAGTACCTGATCAAGTCACTGGAGCAGCAGACCTACGACAAGACGGGAAAGCCCACCAAGGGGATTGGGGGGCTTGACGACATTTCGGGCCCCGTCGATGCGTTGGGCTACCTGACCACCTACCTCGCTCCTCTGCGCCGCTGGAGCACTGGTGGCTCGTCGTTCCGCACCTACTGATGAAGTACCAACGCCTTCAGCTCAGCCCCCACACCAGCCTGGAGACCTCGCTGGACACAAACGGTCGCTTTTGGATCGCCTACTCCTCGGGGGCAAGCGTGTTCATCCGCGACGTGAAGGAGCTACGCCGGTTCCTCAAGATCCCCAAGGGAATCCAATTAAGGGAACGGCTGGACGCCTGGCTTGACGAGCTGGCCGCGGCTGACACTGCCCGCCAGGAGCGTAAGGAAGCCAAGGAGGGCCTATCCGAGGAGGTGTTGGCGACGGGATTTGGACCTGAATGCCACCTGGATGAGAGCGACCCGAACTATGCAACTCGGGTGGTGATCTAGGTGCCGCAGGAAATCTCGAATATACGTGTGACTGCGAAGCGTGGCTGATAACAGCACCTACCCCATGCGGGTGTCATCAGCTGCTCCGCTACAGCTGCAGTACGGCAACAGGGAGGATCCGAGCATCCTGAGCAGCGCGGTGCTGTCCATGCGCCCGCAGTGGGAGCCGGTTGATATTTGCATTGGCGGCACCGCTGTCCTCCGCGCCAACGCGGAGAAGATCATCCCCCGCGAGCCCAGCGAAGCCCGCGAGAGCTATGAGCGGCGCATCTTCCACGCCACGATGCCCCCGTTCTTGCCCCGCCTGGCCTCTCAGGCGGCGGGTGTAATCCTGCGCAAGGGCATCCAGATCGAGGGCGACGAGTATTGGGAGGAGTGGATCAAGGATGTAACGGGTGATGGCACCACCCTCAACGAATACGCCCGCCGCCAGCTGATCACGGCGATCCTCTACGGGCACAGCAGCAGCATCGTTGATTTCGTCAACGACACCACGGCTCGCACCTTGGCCGAGGAGCGTCGTCTGAACCGCAAGCCGTATCTGGTGCCGATCCACCCGCGGCAGATCCTGGGCTGGCGCACCAGCAACGACTCCAACAGCAGCGAGCTATCACAGGTGCGTATCAAAGAGCGCATTGTCACCGCTGACGGTGCCTATGGCGAGGAGCTGATCGACCAGATCCGGGTGATGGAGCCAGGCCGCTACGAGCTGTGGCGCTCACCTGCCACCACCTCCACGGCTGCTGCTCCCAGCTGGCAGTTGGAGGAGCGGGGAACCACCAGCCTGGAGCGCATCCCACTGGTGACGGTCTACAGCAACCGCCAGGGGAACCTACTGAGCACCCCACCGCTGCAGGAGGTGGCGTATCTGTGCATCGCCTACGCGCAGCGGTTCTGTGACTTCCACCACGCCGTCCATGTCAGCGCCAACCCGATGCTGGTGCTGCGCGGCTTCGACCCCGATAGCGACGCTGAACTCGGCATCAGTGTGAACACGGCGCTGCTGCTGCCTCCGGATGGCGGTGCGGAGTTTGTCAGCCCCACCACCGAAGCCTTTGACAGCCAGATGCGGTGTCTGCAGGCGCTGGAGGATCAGATCAGCCGGCTCGGCATCAACACGCTGAGCAGCCAGAACCTGACCAACGCCGCAGCGGAAGCTCGCCGTTTGGATCGGATCGACTCCGACTCGATCATGGCTGTGATCGCAGGCGATCTGGAGCGTGCCATCAGCCAGCTGTTTGAGCTGGCAGCGGAGTACGTGGGCATTGAGCCACCCACGGTGTTCATCCCCCGCGACTACGACAACCGTCTGGTCACGGGCAACGACATCACGGCTTACCTGCAGCTGTACATGCAGGGTGCGATCAGCCAGGAGACGCTGCTGGGCATCTTGCAAGACGGCGAGATCCTGCCGGCCACGCTGTCCATTGACGAGGAGATCAGCCGCACGCAGGAGATGCTGGCCGAGCAGCAGGCCATGGACCGCATGGCTGCAGGGGGTGCCGACATGGCGTTCCAGAACGCCGGTCAGGGCGAGTCCTTGAGCAGCCAAACGCTCCCCACACCCCTGCGCCCCGGCCGCAACGCCAACTAAGCCATGCGCCACCACCCCAGCTGGCGAGAAGTACGCCATGAGTTCATGCGCGATCTAGTGCCGATCAACGCCACCTGTGCGGTGTGCCGCTGGTGGTTTCCAGAGAGCAGTGCTGCGTCAGACCCTGTTGGCTACTGCCACTTCAGCCCACCAACGGTGGAGGGCTGGCCCCAGACCAACGGGGACGAAGACGTGTGTAGTGCGTGGGAGACGGACTACCAGCCCGTTCCTCGCGTGAAGGCCGCATGACCAACGAGCAATACATCCGCGAGCTGGCGCAGGCCATCACCCGCCAGGAGGATCTAAGCGACGAGGAAGCCCAGCAGGTGCTCTACGAGCTGGCGCTGCGCATCTACGCCCTGCTGCTGAAGCGCCTGCCGGAGGGGCGCTTTGAACGCTACCTGAGGTGGCCGGAGCTACGGCGTCAGATCACGCTATGGCTGCTGGAGGCCAACGACCGTCTTGCCCAGACGCTGTTCAGCCGCCTCACTGCCGCTGAGACGCTGGTGCTGGCACCCACCAGCAAGCTGTTCAAGCTGCCTGAGGGACGCTTGACTGCGAGGCCCGTCGCTGAGCTGCTGGACGCCACAGAGGTGATCGGCGTGCCGGTGTCGCGGTTGTTCGCACGTAATGCGATGACAGGCATGACGCCCTGGGTAGCGCAGATGCTGCAGCTGCTGGAGCGCAGCCTGATTACGCTGTTCTTCCAAGACCCACCCACCAGCGCAGTGGCGCAGAAGGTCATTGGCGTCCGCACCCGCTTGGGTAAGGAGGTGCCAGTGGTGAGCAAAGGCACGGTGGCCAATGCGTGGCGCGAACGCCAGCGCAACATCGTGGCCGCGGCGTTGTGGAGCCCCGTCACTCCAGCTGCTCTACGCGCCGCTGAACTGTCCGCGGTAGCGAGCTGGCGCTGGAACGCAATCCTGGACCCCAAGACGTGTCCGGTGTGCCGCCCCTTGCACCGCACTACCGCACCAACACCTGAGGACTTCCCGCAAGGCCCACCTCCTCTACACCCTCGGTGCCGTTGTGTAGTGCTACCGCAATTTGAGTGAGTTACCTGTGTAGCTAAGGGCAACTTAGGCGGTACTTCCAACCCATTGCATGACTGAGCAAGTCATGGGTGCTCCTCAGGTAGAGGAGCAAGTTGATTCCGTGAATCAGCAGCCCGATGCCCCCGCCAGCACCGACGATGCAGCAGCGATGCGGCGCAAGCTAGAGCTTGTCCAGCAGGACAATCTCAACAAAGGCGAAGCGAACCGCAAGCTCAATGAGCGTCTCGGTGAACTCGAGCGTCAGCTCAGGGAGCGTGAGACAGAGCTTAAGTCGGGCAAACAGCAGCAACTCGCCTCTCAAGGTGAGTACAAGAAGCTGTGGGAGGACGCGAACGCGGACAATGCGCGTTTGCAGCAGCGCATCACCGAGCTTGAAGCCGCGCTTCAGGCAAAGGACAGCGAAGCCGAAGCCGAGCGACTACGCGCCAGCGCAATGCAACTGATCAGCCAGGCATCAGCCTTGGCACCTGAACAGCTGTATGGCCTGTTGGCACAGAAGCTCCGCAGCAGCGATTCCGGTCCCACGGTGATCGTGAACGGCATTGAGCAACCGCTGAATGCGTACCTCACCCAACTTCGGAACCCCGGCTCAGGCTGGGAACACCACTTTGCTGCCACCGGCACCCGTGGCATGGGCAGTGCGCCCAGCACCAACGGTATGCCAGGTGTTGTGAACCCGTATAAGCGCGAGACGTTCAACCTGACGGATGCACTGCTGTTGGAAGCAGAGAATCCCGATCTCGCCAAGGCCCTCAAGGCTGAAGCAGTTCGCGGGTAAGTCACGGTAAACCCCGCATTTAAGAGCCATGTCGCTTCAGAACATGGGTGGCACCACCCTGAGTGGTCTCGTCACCCGCCCCGAGTTTCTCGCTTACACCAGCGAGCGTATTTTTGAGCAGTCGGCTTTCATCCAAGCCGGCGTTGTGCGTCGCAATTCTGCTCTGGACTGCCGCGCAGGTGGCACCCGTGTGCGCGTGCCCTTTTTCGACTACATCGCTCCGACTGAGGAGCAGATCAAGTCGTCCAACGATTGGGGCACCAGCGGTGCCGGTTATCTGACTTCGCAGTCAGTGACTGCCGACGAGCAGATCATGACGATCCTGCACCGCGGCTTCCAGTTCGCAACCGACGATCTCTCGTCGCTTGCAACCGGTAGTGACCCTCTCGGTCATGTATCCTCTCAGCTGGCAGCCGCCATTGCCAAGCTGAAGACCGCCACCCTGCTGGCTCAGCTGAACGGCCTGTTCGGCAACATCAGCGGCAGCGGTGTGCTGGGCGCCAACACTTACAACGCTACTGGCACCACGACTGCAACGGCGTCTAACTACCTGACTGCCGCTAACGTCATCAAGGCCAAAGCCAAGCTGGGTGAGCGCGGCAGCGATCTGACTGCCATCGCCATGCACAGCAACGTCGCCGCCTACTTGGAGGAGACGGGTTACATGCAGGTGCAGGTGAGCGGTTCCACCGTTTCCGGCGCCACTGGCCTGATCGGCGTTCCCTATAACACCTTTGCTGGCCTCCGCGTCATCGTGGACGACCAGATCGGCGTGATCAGCGGCGGCACCAGCACCCACTTGAACAAGTATCCGGTGTATCTGCTGGGCAACGTGATTGCCGAAGGTGTGCAGCAGGATCTGCGCGTGGATACGGACCGTAACAAGTCCAGCTTCCAGGATCTGCTGATCTGCGACTACCACTACGGCTACCACGTCCTGGGAACCAAGTGGGGCGCTGCTGGCGACAACCCGACCAACGCTGCCACCACTGGCAACCTGGCTGCTACCGGCTCTTGGACTCTGGCCTACCAGACCGCCAAGAACGTGCCCCTGGTGCGTCTGTTGGTGAATTCGCCATATGATGTTGGCACCTACGCCTGATCGTCATAAGGCAACTAGCCCCCACGCAATGTGGGGGCTTTTTTAATGCTTACTCAGCCGCGAGGCGGTTCTCTTCGTGGCGCTCAAACACACTGATGGTGTCGATCGACATCTTGTAGCTCTGCACCATCACTTGATTAACGAGCACGTAAGGCACGTCCAGCTGATCAGCGATAGCGGGAACGGTCAGACCCTCTTCACGCAGGCGACGAATGTCGGCAACGACGACCTTCCAGTCACGCTTGCCACTGGGCTCTGCGGCAGCCGCTTTAGCCGACTTCTTCCGCACCGGCTTTTCAGGGGCGGCCTCTACGGCAGGCGTGAGATCGGCGTCAGTCATACCAAGAGGCTTTCCCCGAAGTTGCCTCAGGAAATCTAGGAACGCCGCTGCACTGGACCATGCCTGCACCCACCATCGTTGCGACGGCAGGCAGCGCCAGCGCCAACAGCTACCTGAGCGTCGCTGGTGCCGACACCATTGCCAACGGCATGGTGGGCACGGTGACGTGGACTACGGCGACCAGTGATGACAAAGCCCGTGCCCTGATCACGGCGACCAACGGCCTGGAGACGCTGGAGTGGATTGGCAGCCGAACCAGCGAGACCCAAGCATTGGCTTGGCCGCGCACGGATGCCAGCTGCGGTGACAAGGCCCCAGCCGATGACGAGATCCCCTGCGAGATCGAGCTGGCCACGTTTGATCTCGCTAACGCACTGCTCACCACCCCAACCCTGCTGCGCAGCTCCAGCAGTGCAGCGGCGCTGGTGCCCGGTGTCCCCAACCGCGACCTCAAGCGCCTGAAGCTGGATGTGATGGAGCTGGAATGGCGGACTGACGTGGGCAACAGCACCACAGAAGCCACCACGCCCCTGACAGTGCTGCCTCACCTAGCCACGATTCTCGGCTGCCTGACCACCAGCACCACCCGCGGCGGCATCGGCCGCGTATGCGGAGTCGTTCGCAGTTAATTACATAGGTATCTAGCAAATCAGCCTTATTGGCTGGTCGCTAGGGTATCTATGTGGCTAACTCAGCTCTAGCTGACGAGCCGGGTACGCCGGCAGAGTCGGTGCGTCGTCGTCCTCGCACCGGCTACTTATCGACGCCGCTGAATAAAGACGAGCAGCGCCACGTTGGCGCCATGTACCGCAAGCATCAGGGCTTGCTGCGCCTGCTGGGCCGCAAGCTCTGCCGCAAGTACCCCTTTGTCAGCGCAGAAGACATCTTCAGCTGCATCGACACAGCTTTTATCAAGACCTGCCGCGCCTGGGATCCCAACCGTGGCGCGTTCAGCACGCTGCTCACCGTCTTCTCTGAGGGTGACGTGCTGCACTTCATCCGCGATTCCAACTGGACGGTCAAAGCCCCCGGCGCAGTACGCCGCATCGGCCAGCTTGCCCGCAAGATGCTGGAGCGCGGCGAAAGCATGAATGCTATCCGCGACGAGCTAGGAGTCAGCGACGAGCAGCTCAAGCTGGCGCTGGTGGCCACACAACCCACCGACCACGATATTCGCGGCTTCGACCTTCACGTCTGCCCCCGTCCCAACCCGTGGGAGATGCTGGAGGCGACGGAATACGGCTACGGGGAAAACTAGCACTAGATCCCACCCGACCCTGTTGTCATGGCCACTGGTGCCTTTTTCAACGCCCTCAACTATCGCTTTTATGTGAAGGCGGGCACCACTGCTAGTGCTGTGCCATCGACCAGCACCGGCATGACCGAAGTGCTGAGCCTTACCAATGCCGGCATCCAAGGCAGTTCGGACACGATTGACGTGCTGGACTACGGCAGTCCGCAGGGGTACAAAGCCAGCCTGGTGACTGGTCAGAGCTACACCATCCCGATGAGCATGAACCTGGATCTGAACGATGCGGGTTATGCCGTGCTGAAGCAAGCCAGCATGGATGCTGCCACTGGCGTCACCGTGCAGTGGTATCGGGAATCTCCTGAGATGAGCACCACCGGCAACCCGGAAAAGCACGCTGGCGTGGCGTTCGTTACCGACTTCTCTGAGAGCATCCAGGCTGGCAACGTGGCCACTGTTAGCTTTACCCTCTCTGGCTACGGCGCCTACACCTGGACTGCTGAGACAAACGCCTGATGGTGGTAGCGCCGGCAGTGGTGGGAGCTTTGCTGGCGCTCTTGCTTCACTCAGCGGCGCTGAGCCAACTGGTTCCAGCGCCTAACCAAGAATGGCAAGAACGGCCGCTCCCCTTCGGGTCGGAGCTGCGCATACGTTTTTTGAATCCAATCCCGCGACGGTGCCACGTAGTTAGCTCGCACCGTCCCAATCACATAACCACCAGCACGTACAGCCTCTGAGTATGGGGCCATCCACTGAATCTGGAGCTTGCTGACGTTCCCCACTGAGGACACCTGCGGGGATGTCGCGGAGTTCATCAGTTTTCCAGTGTCCACGATGTCGCGTGGCGTTGTAACCTGCTGGCCGTTTTTGCGGTAGGTGATTATCCGTGTGCCGTCGCTGCGGGTGCGCGGCCATTCGTATTGAATCTTGGCCAGCTCCTGCTCGGACTGAAACGCCACTTGAGGCCCAAACTCCTCCAAGATCTGAGGAACGCGAGCCAGCAGGCGGTCAGCGTTCCATTCGGTGATGCGGAACTGCGCCATCAGCGCTGACCGCGAGCGACCAAGCGAATGCGATCCCCCAATGCAGCCTGGAGGGTGGCACCGAGGATGCCTGTGCCGCCATAAGCCATACGCAGCTCCAGCACTTCACAGTCCACGGTCTCCTCGCCGGCAAAAGCAAGCGTGCCCACAGAACCCACCACCACACCAGCAGGCACAACCTGAGGATTAACCGCGTATCCCTCGTAGACCGTATCGACGACCTCTACTCCGGGGTAAGGGGAGTAGCCAACCTTCTCAGCGCGGAGAAACAGGCTCAGCGTCGTGGTGCCCGTGACGGCAGTGACATTACCTGTATCAGGGTCCGTCAGCACACCAGTAGCTGCCACCTCCAGTGTGGCAGTGGCGTTAGCTAGGGCGGAAAGAGCAGAAGCCATATCCGAAGTTGCCTGCTGCGGCAACCTCGGCTATCGGAGGCGCAGAACCAGTGGCAGGCGAGAACCTCGGCACCGCTACTCTTGTACTGGATGTCGATAGCCGCAATTTTGATAGAGCACTACAGAAGTTAAGGCAAGATATTGACAAATTCAAAGTTGGCGACCTAAAAATTGATCTCAAAGGCGCCCCGCAAGTACAAAAAGAGCTAAAAAATATCAGCACAGAAGCCGATCGCGCCACAGTGAAAGCGCGCTCGCTCGCCCAAATACTCAATGACCCCGTTGGCGGATCTTACAGCAAACTTAGCGCTCAAATTAGTGGACTAACAACAAAGTCGCGCGAGCTAAGTCTCTCGTCACAAGATTACCTGCAAGTCCTAGAGAAGATCAGCAGGCTTGAGTTAATTAGATCATCAAAAACTGGCAGGGCTCGGGTTGAAGCCGACTTTGAAGCTCAGAAGACCCTAATAGCTGCTGAGCGCGCCCCAAACGCAGTTCCACGAAAGGGCCTGCCTAACACCACCGCTGCGGATTTGCAGAGGCTCGCAGAGCTGTCTGAGCGCCTGTTGAACGTTGATAAAAGCAGCGCCAACTATGAGCTAACGCTTCGTCAAATTGAAGCGATACAGAGGCGTGTTACAGAAGCCAACAACGGTGTTTCTGCGTCACTTAAGCAGCTCCAAGTTCAGCAAGACGGAGCTGCGCGTCGCGCCGAGAAACTAGCTTCAATCCAGGATTATTACGCGAGCAAGACACCTGCTGCTGGTGGTATTCGCGATGCAAGCGGAGCGATGATAGCTCGCGGCGCAGGAAGCAGAGCCGACGAAAAAGCATACAACGACGCCATCAGGCCAGCCAAGCAACTCCTTGAGACAGATCTTCGACGCGCACAAGTTATTCGTGAAATAAGCCAACGGATGAAAGCGGCTGCCGACACCAGCGGCGGCTTTGGCGACTTCAGCAAAGGCTTAGGTGGCGATCCCGTATCAAAGGCAATTCGACGCAATGCTGAGCGAACTGCGAGCCGCGAAGCCGCGCAAGCTGCTAAGCGGGAGGCGTTAGAAGCAGATCTGTCGCGGGTACGCGAGCTTCGCCTCAAGACAGAGAAGGAAAAACTAGCAGCTGATAAAGCAGAAGCGGACGCACTAAAAGCCACTGCAAAGGAAGCTACCGCTGCAAAACAGGATCGCACAAGGCGTAGAAAAGATGCCATTGGTAGCGCAATTATTGGTGGAGCTTTTCCAGCGCTGTTTGGCCAGGGCCTTGGTGCAAGCGTTGGTGGTGCGTTTGGTGGTGGTGTAGGCGGAGCTGTTGGAGGTCAGTTCGGATTTGGCCTTTCGCTGGTAGGCACCGCCGTAGGTGCCCAATTTGACACTCTGCTGCAAAAAGGGCTGGCGCTAGCACAATCGCTAGACGACCCTATCAAGAACTTTGAGCAGCTAGCTGATGCTGCGGTACTTAGTTCCAAGCAACTTGAGAGCTATGTCCGCGGCCTAATTGAGTCTGGCCGCGGCGCTGAAGCGCAGGTACTAATCCAGAAAGATCTGTTTGACACATTTGGAAGCCTACAGGGCGTCAAGGACTACCAGAATTCTATTGATGGTCTTAATCGGTCGTGGGCGCGTGCAGGCACCATCATCGCTGACTTTGTTTCCGGTCCTCTAGCGAAGCTGCTGCAGGGTTTTACCAACACTAATGACAATGTTGGTACTGCCGTCAGATACGAGCAGTTAGTTGGGCAGCTGACGCCTGAGCAGTACAACCGAGTACAAGCGGTGCGCGACAGCGCGACGCGACAGAGCGCTGCTGCAAGCGGTCGTCCGGGTTTTCTACCACCGTCTGAAAACAACGTGGCGGCTGGTCGTCAGGCCGCCATTCGCGAAGCGGAACGCCTTCTGGGAGTAGATAAACAAAGGGCTGAAATAGCTGCGCAGCTAGCCGCAGCTCAGCTCAGAAACAAGGAGTCAATTAGCACCAACTACAGACTCATAGATGCTCAGACTCAGGGGTATGAGAAGCAAACCTTGGAGTTGCAGATACAGGAAGCGCTAAACGAGCGCAACCGCCGACTACTTGAGCTGCCAGCAGACAAGCGGGTGGGTAGCCCAGAGGCGCTGAGGATACAGCAAGACACAGCGCTGAAGGTTTACGAGAGTACACAGCGCATAACCGAGCTTGACGAACAGCGCTGGGCTAACAACATTGCTGCCGCTAACCGCCTAAAGGACATCCAAGAGCAAACGTCGATTGAAGCCTCGCGTCCCAGCCTCTCTGGCACCGGCATTGGCGCATTGCAGTCCATAGCTCAGTTCAATGCCGCTAAGCGTGCTGAGCAAAATGCACAAGCCCAGCTGCGCACAAAACCTGGAGATCCCGATTTATTAAATGCAGCCGCAGAAGCATCTGCCAAAGTCAAGTTAGCTGCCGCGAAAACAAGGTCTGACCTCAAAGAAGCTTATCAAGCTGCAGAAGACTCCGTACGAAACATTAGCCGAAGCATCCAAGATGCTACTACCGCGCTGAATGCTGCACAGGGAAGCGACCAAGGCGTCAACAAGTACATCAGCGCACAAGAACGATATGATCGTCAAACTGCTGCTAACGCTAGATTGTTTAGCGAAGCACAGAATGCCGCTAGGGCTTTAGGCGTTACAGCCACTTTTGCAGGTACATTAACTGAGCGAAACTCGCAGCTAACAGAGTTCATACAGTCAGCCAAAGCTGAGCTGAGAGCACCGGAAGACATTGCTAGGTCGCAAGTAGACTTGTACAAGTCAACAAATGACCTTGTTGTAATTCAGCAAAAGTTGTTGGAAATGAGCTCATCTCTGAGTAAGAACATTGCAGACCTAGCCAACAAGGACTGGACGGTCAACGTGAGTGTCAATAAAGGCGGCGCTGTGGCAGGCCCAAAGTACAACCCCACCTTCTGATGCCATGACTATCACCATTGGATCCTTCTCTTGTAATACCCTAACGGCACAGCCGTATGGCTATGAGGGAGAAGCTCGCCTCGGGTTAACGTCAAGGGCATTTCGTGTTAGCGGTCTACTTACTGCTAGTCAGTGGTCAGCACTGCGAAATGTTTATGATACGTGGCGCAATACTAGAATCACTGACGACGATAGCCTTAAAACAGAGTCAATCGGAACTACAGTATCGCTTAGCAGCACATCTGCAAACGGCATTAGCTTTAGCAATGTTGCCTGCTGGTTTGCTGACGCACCGGCTGGCGAGCAGCTAGGTGCCTATGTTTCTGCTTCGGCAACCCTAGTAGACGCAACGCAGGCGTTAGCTGTACTCTTGCGTGAGCGGGAGTTGGCTAAGCAGCGAGAGCTGGTTGACGCAGAGCAAACTGTAGATTGCGCCAAAATTGCGGCCGATTTAGCGAGGAGGCGCGACGAAACTGATTGTGAGTTGAGCGCCCTAGCAGGCGGCTTGGCAGATGATTTTGCTGCTCAGAGTGTTACACGGGAAACGCTTGAAAAGACCGCACAACTTTCAGCGCTTGGTGGTGGCGCGTCTGACTCACTAGCGCAGTTAGATGCACAGCTGAGCGTTCAGTCAAAGACCTCAGAACTTGCTACAGCAAACGCATACGGAGAAACGCTGGCTGGACTTGATGCACAGCTGAGCGTTCAGTCAAAGACCTCAGAACTTGCTACAGCAAACGCATACGGAGAAACGCTGGCTGGACTTGATGCCCAGCTTGAGGTAGCAAAGAAGACAGCGGATAATGCTGTTGCGAGCGCGTATGCAGGTGACATAGCTGGCCTAGATTTAGCGAGAGAAGTAATTGACGCAGAAGCTCGCGCAGCATTGTACGCAGGTGCTGGAGCAGGCAGTATCCAAGCACTAAAAACTGCCGAAGTTGATATTGAGATTGCGGAGTCCGCTGCTCGCGTTGCGGCGCTTGGGCCAAAGCTGGAAGACTTAAAAAGTAGTCGCAGCCTGTTGGCGCTCTACGAAAGTTATTTGACCGAAGACCTGCCAGACTTTGGGAGTGAGAGCGTTGGTCCAGTGCAACTAACATTGCTAAAGCCGGCAGAGTCTCGTAGCGCTGGGCCCTCTGTAAGTCTGACCGCAACTGGGAACACTTATATCAGCGGAGCATTAGGAACGCTGGTAGCCAAAGACATTGAGGGCTACACGACAAGCCTTTCAGCAGCATCACTGATGAGCTGGTACGACAGCGTTGTTTCCCAGTCTCCAGGCTCGGGTACATGGTTTCCTGCGGCAGCACCAAGCGTGAGAGCTGAAAAAGTCTTGGTGAATGGGTTGGTAGGAACACGCTACATCGTTACGGTGACCTTGGTGCAGATAACCTAATGGCTATTGATATACGTGCGTCAATCTTCTGCAATCTTGGGGACATTATCCAAGCCAACATTTCGGATTCTGGCGTTTCTGAAGCCGGGCTTGTCAGGACGACAGGAGCCTGCGAAGTAGTTGGCACCAGCACGCCAAACATTGGCACTGCGGTCACGTTTTCATACACCACCCCGGATGGTGTCACACGAGCGGTCCCGCGCACGCTGTATGTTTTAAGCAGCTTTGCTAATCCATACAAGTCAACGACCGAAATTCAGCTTGGCTGCGCGTTGACCTACAAAGAGGGCTTGCGCGAAGTCATTAAGTGGGATGCTCTTGATGATCCAGCAAATGGCAGTTTTACTGCAGCCGATCAAGCAGTTATCACCGTGCCGATCAGTGCTAGCTCGGTAATGAACTACTGCTTAGAACAGCTTGAGCTTACGGCAACACAAAACCCATTAACCAACAAGTTTTCAATTCCCGAGTTTGACTATAGCGCCGGCTATGTCCAGATTCTTAACGACCTTTTGGTTAGCGAAAGCTACTGCGGCTTTCTAAATGCAAACGGGGAGCTAGAGGTATTTTCATTAGACACTGATGGTGGTAGTGGGCCGGTAATAGGCATAGACAAGATCATTGATGTTGGCGGCATCAATGCGGGTCAGCTACCTGGGGAAGCTGTCACCGTCAGCTACAGCACGCTTAAGCTGAAACAACCTGATAATACCAATACCAATGCGGGTCAGTTGGGACCGCGTTGGGAAACAGTAGAAGCCAGCAGCTACCGCGACGTGATGATTACCTACACAAGTGCCAGCAGCGGCGAGCAGGAGTATAGGGTATACGGCACGTTAGACAGTACAATAAGCACAACATACTATTCAGACTTTAATATCGCCAATCTTGTGCCAGGCACTGGCGCCTTCAAGATTGTTAGCGGTTACGAAAAAGTCCGCAAGGTATCCAAACGATATACAGTTGAGCGGACTGGCTCCGTGTCAACTGAGGGCTCTATTGCCTCAAGCTACCTTGCCAATGGACTGGACTACAGCAGCAGCGACCTATACACTGCCACCACCGAAACGTTTACTTATGACTCATATGGAAATGAGGTTTATTATGTCAGCAATAAAGTAGGCTCCTCGGCCCATCTTATCGGCAACCTTGGCGTGCAAGATTGGGTATTTACAGACAGCACAGGCGTACAAGCATATGCGCCTCCTAGAGGTGACCAAGTTAGCATTGCTCGCGTTGAACGCCAGACAGAGACTATTGGCGACTATCAACGGGTCGTAACCCGGACATATGGGCCTTGGACTAACACTATTGCTGGCCAGCAGGCCATGGCAATCGGCTTGCGTGGTATTGCTTCTTACAACGAGCTTAGCGAGACCCTTGCCAGCGTCCCAGGCCGGCTATACCTGCTGAACACATCAGTTGAGACAAGACGCACAGCGGAAGGCGAGGTTGCACCTACAGAAGCCGATATCACTAACAGTACTTATGCAAATGGCGGCGATCCAAGCAACGGGTATCGGACCGAAAGCAAAGTCGAGCTGCAGCTTGCGTTGGGCAGTGCTGCTGCACAGCGGCGCATTGAGTTCAATCTTCCCTATGCGCCTGATGATGTATTTACAAAATCAGGTGGCACATATTCTTCCGTTGAAAGCGACGCAGTTCAAAAAGCCACAAAGTACGGGCGTGTACAAAACAAGATATTACTGGCCAACAGAAATGGAATGAATGTCCAGACGGCAGCGGACGTTTTGTCGGCGAAACCGTTTGAGTTGTTTGTTGTAACAGCCAACGGCATCAGCGGGGTTTATCGCACTAATGCGATGTCTTGGACAATGAGCGGGGATGGCATTGTCGCTTCAACCGATGCTCTGTTTTGGGGTGGTGCTGGAGCAGCGCCGGCGACTACGGGCTCAGCTTGGTTCCCCACCAGCCCAACAATTACAACGCTGCCAGTGGCCCCAGCGGTGGTCAATACCGCACCTGCGCAGGTCGTTGGCACGACCTCCACCGTCAGCATCAGCAGTGGGGCAACCCCGAATACGGTCCCAAGTGTTGGGGCAAACCCACAGACAACACTCAACACCGTGTACCCAAATGCCGTAGCTGGGCACGTGGTGCAGGATGCTACGACGGATGAGTTGTGGGTCTACAACGGCGGCACGTGGGCAAGTGTCGGTACAAATCCCACGCCGGCGCAAGTGTTGGGGGCTGGCTATCCCACAGCCGTCTCAGGCGATGGCGTTCAGGATCAGGCGACGGACGAGTTCTGGGTCTACGACGGCAGCGCCTGGGAAAACGTCGGCACGAACCCCGGCCCCACGATGACCGTTGCGACGACGGTGCCGGTCTGGAACGAGACGGCCAAAGCAGTAGGCCGTATCGCGCTTTCTGTTGAGGTGTCAAGCCTGCCGTACCCGCTAGAGGTTTTGACGCCCATAGCTGGAAACACGCGCACAACTCTAGAAATCACCAGACTTGTACCGATTAAAGTCCCGCTAGTTGCTGTGGCGCTGGCGGCTCAACCAGCAGCGGTGGTGACCGGCTCAGCGGTACGAGTCCCATTGACCAGTGTGGCTGTTGCTGCAGTCGAGCCAGCAGTGCTCATTGGCGTTGGCCTCACTGCCCCGCTTGCAGCTGCGATTGCACTTGCGGCAATCAGTCCGGCCGTAAGGACTGGCGCCAGTGCAACAACGCCACTGACAACAGTAGGCATTGCAGCCTTGGTACCGTTGTCTGTTGGCGGTGCTGGGGCTTTGCTGAGCGCCCCTGCAATAGATCTTGCCGTAGCCGCAGCCGCACCCACTGTGGTGACGGGAGCCAGCAGCCAAGTGCCATTGGTTGCAGTCAGTTTGTCGGCAGCGGCCCCTGAGGCAACCTTGGAAGGAGACTATTTCGGCAGCATGGCAGTTCAGCTGTACGGCTGGGAATCTGACTTCTACATTCCCTGGTGGGGCAACTGACAAATGGCCGCTCCTAATCTCAAAGCCCCTACGAGCATCACCGGCAAAACGGCGGTTTATGCCTGCACGGCATCCTTGGCATCCGCTTTGTCCAACAGCGCAGCCAGCGGCAAATCTCTCAAAGTCAATGTCATTCGTGCAGCCAACGTTTCTACTGCTGCTGGGACTATTGAAGTGACGATTTACCGTTCCAGCAATCACACCGAGATTATCAAGGCGGCGCAGGTGCCAATCAACAGTTCGTTAATTGTACTGAACCGCGAAGAATACATTTACCTGGAAGAGGGCGACTCAATTTACGCTAAGGCCAATGCAACGAGCACGATCGACCTGATTGTGACCTACGAGGAGATCGCGTAACTATGACCGTCGCCCCCCAAACATACACTGCTGCGGCAACTTGGACAGCTAGCCAGCTTGCCGATATTTTCAAGCAAGCATTGATTGATGCAGGCTTGATGACCGACTGGTTTGATAGCTTTCTGAATACTGTTGAAAGCCGCGTGCTGCGCGTCATCAATGACGGCAGCAAGACTTACGGCACGGTCTATTACTGGTTCATGTTTACGACGAACGGAGTGTTTGTACAGACAACCAGCACCTGGAACGCCGCAACCCATGTACCGACTGGCACGCAATATATTGACTACCTTTCGGCAGTTACAAGCGTCACAACAAACCATGCCACGCTGCTCTCCCTGTCAAACACAACAAACTGCGCACTGACACGCTACACAAGTGGTGTTAACAGCGCGGTTTCTCTGTTTTTAATCCGAAACGGCAGCAGCAACACGGTGTTTATGGTGTCAAACCCAAGCTTTAACGCATCCGCCTTTGTTGATCAAAACAAAGTGCAGTTTAATAACCTGCTTACGGTTGGCACCAGCACAACAGGCAATGCCAGTACAGTAGTTGCATCTCAAGTTTTCCACACAAGAGCATCATACTTAGGCGCTGTCGGTCTTCGCGGCATCACTACGGCTTCTCAATATGCCAGTTTGCGACCGATTCAACAATTTACTGCACCCGGAAATGCCATAGGCAGCTCAACAAATTACAGCAGTAGCGTTAACTCCGTATGGCTGCCTATCGCGGAAAACAATACGAATACAGCACTAGCTGCCGACCATATGCCTGTGTTTACCGCACCAACAATTAGCCCTTACATGGCTGCCTTGCCTAGCGACTTTGGGATTGTCGGCTACTACGCTTCTAACACCATGGCCGTGCAAGATACCCTGGTCGTCAGTTCTGGAACTGAGGAATGGGAAATGTTAGCAGTGGGTCTGAACGCAACTACAGACGCCGCCCGTATCATGTTCTGCGCTAGGACGGTGTAGCAATGGCCAGTTTTAACCAAGCTCCGCTGAGTCAAGCGTCCTTGGCGCTACAGGCATTTTCATTGACGCTCGGGACTGATGCAGCAGCTGTTCCGGTGGCACCAATCGCAAGCAAGTCTTCTGAGCCCTACTTGCGCCCGAGCTGGCGTCGCGGCTCAGGGGTGCTGCGCTAAGTCTGCACCAGCAGCGCAGGCAACCTAGCGGCAAAGCGCCTGCCAAATGGCTGTCACAATTAGCGTCTACAACCACACGGCTGCCAAGTTTGCAGATGGTAGTTTTGCCGTAGGAGACACCTACAAGGTGAAGCTGCTGACAGCTGCCACGTTTGATGCAACCCATGCAACCCTGGCTGCAACGGGAGGTACTGAAGTCGCAGGCGCCAATGGATACACCACTGGCGGGCAAGCATTGGCCAACGTGGCCGTGACGACCGTTACGACCAACGATGCCAAGTTTGATGCAGATGATGTGACGTGGAGCGCTAGCGGGGGCAGCATTACAGCTTCCTACGCCATTCTTTTTGACGACACTGATGCCAATGATCCGCCGTTGGCGTTCATTGATTTTGGCGGCAGCCAGAGTGCAGGCGATGGCACGCAGTTCAAGGTGATCTGGAACGCCAGCGGCATCTTTACCTTCACCGTGGCGTGACATGGCAGTTAGCACCGTCATCAGTCAGAAAGAGCTAGAGCGCGTCGCAGCACTGGCTTACGAAGGTGAAACCATCAAGGTCATGTTGTGCCAAGTCGCCACTAGCGGCTACACGGCGCAGAGCACTGTTGCCAACTGGCAGACGGTAGAACTGCCAAGCACCGGCGGGTATGTGCGCTACTCGCAAGCGGTGGGTACTGGTAGCTACAACGCAACTTCTGGACGGTACGAGCTGCCTGCCATTGACGCGGAGTTTACAGCTTCCGGCGTAGGATTTACCTACGAAACTATTGTAATCTACATTGATGGCGCGACCTACCCGCATTCTGTAATCACGGAATCACCCAATCTTGCCTTGCAAGCTGGGCAGGTGCAAACCTATCGCATTAGCCTCATCACGGATGACTGATGAGCACCGAAATCAACGTTACAGTTGAAGACGAAAGCCTTATCGATATTGACATGAAATATCGACGACAGAATAGGCAAAATGAACAGTTGCGTCGCCAAAACAACCAAGCAATCCTTGCCGAGGAGCAGAAGAAAAGGCAAGATCTGCAAAAAAAACCAGCGCCTGCCAAGTCAGCTGCCAAAGTGCGCAAAGACGAGCCAGCCGCGTCAAGCTCACTTAACAGTTTAGTCTTAAGACCAACTCTGCCACCCGATGCTAACCAATGGTTTGATCCAGATGTAAGAGCGGCCATTCCGTTGCAGAGCAATGGCGGTTATCCAAGAGTCGCCAACTCAGACACGAGCAATACATATGGATTGGCTAGACCAACTTACTTCCCAACGCAGGGACCCTCGGAAGCACCGGCCCTGGCTGCGGTTCCAGTTGGCAGCTTATCAAGTAATTACGTGACACTCACGGCTTCATCCCCGCCGAACAAAGTCTTAAATCAATTTACTGTTCAACTGTACTTTCGCATGGGGACTTCAGTGCAGACATACCAACCCTTCCCCGAAATCCTGCTAGAGCTTGGCCCAATATCTATGTTTTTTTCTATTGAATCAGGAAGTTCTCTGCGCAAAGTCTTTCAGTATTCTATTTATGCTGGTGGAAGGACTACAGACATCTATTCTGCAAACAGCTCCCTTGGCGACATCGGATCTCCAATGCTTAGGGCAGGTGTATGGCATCATGTAGCGATGACTCTTAGAGCCGGAGTTGCGACTGCGTATTTTGACGGCCAAGCTTTGAGTCAGGTCACTCTTCCTGCGTTAACGGTTGAGCTTTTGAAATATGGGCTGAGCAGAACCGATTGGCTTACCCTTGGTTTTGGCCAAAGCGTTACAGGGTTTATCAATCCTGCTCAGCCTGTGTACGTTCACGGTCTAAGGTTTGAGCCCAAATGCAGATGGCTCAGCGATTTTACGCCTCCCGCAAGGCTTCCGTAGCTTCCTCAACGAGCTACAAGATGATTAGCACATGATCACGTGGAGAGCACTTGTCCGGGGGCCTATCAAGTGCCGGTGGCTACCTGACTGGACGGATGACACTAAACTTACGCAAGATCAACACAGTCCTCATGCTGCCTTTTATCACCCCACCTGCGCCGCGCAGTGTGCGCCAGATCGGCAATGATCAGGTTGGTGTGCTGGAAGTGGAAGTGCGTGGTGGCCTGACGGTCGGCGAGAGTGCCACCATCAGTGAGCTGCTGGCCCAAGAGCAGAGCGCTTTTGTGCGTGGTGCGCAGATCGCGGATGCCATTGCCAAAGAGGAAGAGATCAGCCTGACCGAAGCGTTCCAGCTGATTGAGAACGCGATTGCTGGGCGTTCGCTGGAGCCGGATGCGGATGCGATTCGCGTGCGCCATGCCGAGCGCATTGCCGAGGTGGCCCGCGTCTATGCCAAGGCCGGCCAAGCCAACCTGGAGGCCACTGTGACGGCGCTGGTGCGTAGCCGTTGCAACCTGCCGGCATGGACGCTGGAGGATACGCGCAAGATGGATAAGCCCTTGTTCGATGGCCTGTGGCAACTGGCGCAGGATGAACAGGCGGCTGAGGATCTGCCCAGCACACCACCCACTGAGGAAGAACTGGGAAAGCAGCAGCCGGCAACGCCGACAGAGGGCAAACGGACTGGGCGCAACTCTTCTGGGAACTAGCCCGAGGGTTCCCCGGTCAATTTGACCGCAGCACCTACGGCACTGAGTTGCGGGTGACGGTGCTTGTCGCGTGGAAGGCGCTGCAGAAGCTGAAGCGTGAGGAAATGGCACTAGCTGAGCTGCCGGTGGCCAGCCTTGCGGCACTGACGGCCAACATCAACCGCGACCCGAAGAAAGGCAAGCCGTTTGCTCCGGCCGACTTCGCCTTGTTCCGCGAGAAGGAAGAACCGACCGCCCAGCTCAGCGCTGAGGTGGCCGCCACCGCTTTAGCACTACGGCATGAAGACAAGCTGCCGTCAATCCTGCTGACCGCCTGGCAGCAGATCCTGGCATCCGCCAACGAGAGTGCTGCACCACCAAGCGTCAGAGCGCTGCACTCGGATGATCAACGCGTTTGGGTGCTGTGCCCCAGCTGGGAGGGCAAGAACTGCCGTGGCGGCTTGGTGGCCGTGCATGGCCAGATCAGCGGGTCGGTGCTGCTGCGGGATCTTGATCGCCAACTTGCCACCTATGAGGTGCAGATCCCCGCCAGACCATTGGCAGGCTGGCTGGAAGCCGGTTTGCTGTTGGTGGCCGGAAATCTAGCCGTATGAACGTTCTCAGCCTGCGGACGGCACTGGAAACCACGCTGGTGGATGTGCTGGGCACCTACACGCTGGCGAATGGGGTGACAACACCAGCCATTGCGGTGCGGGCTGCGGGGGAGAGCCTGCCGGCGGGGACAACGGTGACAGGGCTGGAATGCGTAATCCTGCGCGAGCCGGAGCTGGTGCCGGTGCGGCAGTATCAGCGCGAGCACGCCTTCAGCCGCTGGACGGTGTATCTCGTGGACTGGGACGGGGAAGCCAGCCTGCAGACCGTGGCGGGCCGGTTGATCTGGGCTTACCCCGGCAGCAATGCCGTCAGCATCACGGTGCCGCGTGGTGTGGGTCCGCGCAGTCAGATGCGCGTGGACATCCAGACCGATCCCGACACGATCGTCGGCTGAGCGCGGAAACCTTGGGATAGCAAGTATCTCGTCGATGGCAGTCTTTCCCGGAGCTGGTGATGCGTCAGTCCGGTTGGCGTTCAACGATGCCAACGGTGTGGAGCAGAGCGTCACCGCCACCACGGCACTGCCGATTGAACCGCTGGGCCAGGCTGGTGTGGCACGCAAGCTGACTGCAGGCGCCAGCAGCGCCAACACCGCGCTCACGTCTACCTGCAAGCGGGTCACGATGCGAGCAGTGACGGCTGATATTCGCTACAGCATTGGCACCACTTCGCAGACGGCTACCACCAACAGTCACTTCATCGCTAGCGGTGAGCGGTTGGATCTGGCGGTGCCGTTGGGCGCCAACATTGCTGTGATCCGCGATGCAGCTACCAGCGGCACGCTGGAACTGACCGAGCTGGTCTGATGCCAAGACTGCGCGTAACACGCAACAGCGCCACGGGCGCGGCTGTAGCGGCCGTTGCTGCAGGCCCCAGCTATGACGCTGATGCGACGACGTATTTCGCTGCGGTTGAAGCGGCTGACGGGCAGAGCCTAGAAAGCGGCGTGAAGACCGCGATCAATGATTTCATCGTGGGCTGCAAGGCTGATGGTGTGTGGAGCGCGATTAAAGCGTCGTGCATCTTGGCGGGTGCTAGGACACTGGCCGGTGCGCTTGTGCCACTGGTAGGCACCGCACCTACCAACTATAACTTTGTTAGCGGTGACTACAACCGTAAAACTGGCCTTGTTGGCAACGGCACAACCAAATATCTAAACAGCAACAGATCAGGCGCTGCTGACCCACAAAATAACTTCCATATGTGTTGCTACAGGAATAGCGGAACCAATAACACACAAGTTGTTATGGGTGACGATGGCGACGAGGGTGGCGGAAAGAACTGCATGTTGTTCTACAACGGCTCTATGTATGTTCGCGTGCGCCATTCAATTGCAAATAATCTGGGCACTTCTACTGGGCTTCAGCTAGTTGGCGTATCTAGATCGTCTGGCACTGCGTACACTCACAGGCGCTCTGGACAGAACACTGCAGTCAATCAAACATCTTCCGCGCCGGTAAGTCAGGCTATTGCTTTGTACGCAGGCAATACGCCAAATACTTTTAGCGCCCAGAGCCTTACTTTCTACTCCATTGGCGAAGCACTGGATCTTGCCTTGCTTGACACCCGCATCACAGCCCTGATGTCCGCCCTGGCTACTGCCATCCCATGAACCTCTCCGATCTTCTAACTGCCCTGCCCAGCCTCTCGCTGGCAGAACTTCAAGCCAAAGCGTTGGTCTTTGATGACACCACCCTGACGGCACTGCAGGACGCGCAAGCGCTGCGCCCTAACGCACAGCACCGTGCTCAACCGGTGCAGCTCACCGATGGCCGTTGGATGCTCTCGGCTGATCTGCTCAGCGAGATCGGTGCTGGCGGCCTGTACCACGATGGCTTTGAACTGCTGCCTTCAGCGCTGTTCCCGTCCGTCGAGGTGCTGCAGTGGGACGACGCCTTGGCGCTGCTGCCACCGCCAACACTGCCGGCTCCTAGCGTCCCCGACTAAGCGCCTGAGGCGGGCAACTTAGCTCTAGCGAGGGTTCTGGCTGGTCGTGATCGAGCTTTGGGCGGCGGCCATTGCCGCTTCAATCGGCATTGCGGCTGGTGGGGTTGGTGCGTTCATGCGCCGCGATAATGAAGCCTCGCTTGCAGTGGTGCGACTCACCACCGGCGTGGAGCACATTTCAGGCGAGATCAGCCTACTGCGCCAAGAGATCAAAGAAGATCGCCAGGAGCTATATCCGCGTATCAGCCAAATTGAGCAACGACTCGCCGCACTGGAGGCCAAGCTGTGATTGAGTGGCTCGTGATGACGGTGCTATTCGCAGCGGCCTGGCTCCTAGCAATGTGGATCCTGCTGCAGATGCTGAAGCCGTAGCGCAGGAAACCTAAGAGGTCGCTACAGCAGCACTGCCGATGAGTCCCGAACAGATCACGGCCATTGCGGTGGCATTGCTGGCTGGCAGTGAAGTGCTGAGCCTGATGCCAGGTGTCCGTGCCAACGGTTGGGTGCAGCTGGTACTGGCCATCCTCCAAGGCATTGCTGACTCACAGCAGAAATCCGGCCGCCGTCGCCGCTGAGCACCGTGGCCTCAATCCGTTTGAGCGATGCGGCCAAGTGGGATTCGCGTGAACCCCACCAGCTGGCTGCCTGGAATTGGCTGCAGGAGCAACTCAGCGAGCAGGTACTGCAGGAGTTTGGGACGCTGTACCGCGCTGCCCCAGACCCCAAGACCCCGCTGCCTCCGCCGTGGCTAAACCCCGCGCTGAAGATCATCCGTGAGTACGAAGGCGTAAGGCTCACCTCCTACCCAGATCCAGGTACGGGTGGGGCCCCCTGGACAATCGGCTGGGGCGCGACCCGCACGAAGGACGGCCCAGTGCGTCGGGAGCAGACCATCACGCAACAGGAAGCTGACGAGCTGCTGGTGCATGACGTGGAGCAGCTTTTTGGCCCTGGCGTGCTGTCGCTAATCCCCGCTGCAGCGAAGTGGCGCCCCAACCAGATCGCTGCGATCACCAGCTTTGCGTACAACCTGGGGCTCGGAGCACTGGAGGAGAGCACCCTCCGAAAGCGCCTCCTCGCCGGGGAAGATCCCTGCACCGTCGTGCGCGAGGAGCTGCCGAAGTGGGTCCATGCCGGCGAAGCGGTGCTGGCTGGTTTGGAGCGTCGCCGCAAGGCTGAGGTTGAGCTGTTCTGCGGCATCCCTCTGCAGCAGGCCGCGGCCAAGACCAACCCACTGCGGGTGCCGTACTACAGCCAGCGCGATAGCGAAGTCGCAGGCCAGGCATCACGCATGTGCTTCTCGTCAAGCTGCGCCATGCTCGTGGCCACGCTCAAACCGGGCGTGCTGAAAGGCCCTAACGGCGACGATCAGTATCTGCAGCGGGTGCGTCAGTACGGCGACACCACCGACGCCAACGCCCAGATCAAAGCGCTGGCCAGCTACGGCATCAAAGCCAAGTTCCGCCAAGACTGCGACTGGAAGGATCTGGAGCGCCAGATCGACCGCGGAATCCCAGTCCCAGCGGGGTTCTTGCATCACGGGCCCAGTTCCAAGCCGACTGGTGGCGGGCATTGGCTGATCGTGATCGGCCACACCCCCACCGCCGTCATCGTGAACGACCCGTGGGGCGAGATGTTGGTAGCCGATGGGAGCTATGCGGGTAGCCGTGGCGCTGGGCTTGCCTACTCCCGCCGCAACTGGGGACCGCGTTGGCTCGTCGATGGCCCAGGTAGCGGCTGGGCGATCATCGCTGAGCCATGAACGAAAACATCTCCCGCCGCATCCAAGAGGGGCTGTGGGTGGTGCAACGCACCGACACGAAGGTGGAGGTGTGGATGGCGATGGCCAATGGCATCACCTACATGAGCTACTGCGAGGAAGCTGCTCGGCTCTGGCTGTCCCGCGAACGCGACGAGCGCTAGCGGCATCGTTATAGCGTTATGGCCGTTTGTCCCCACGGGAAATGCGTAGGCACTCCCATGTCACTTCAGCCTGCCAGCGCTGGCGGTGCTCAACGCAGTAGCCAAGACCACACACCCGCCAGATTTCTTCACCATTTCGCTCTAATTTCTCCACAATTATTTCATCTCTCACCGGAAACATAGAGAACAGCTGCCTAGGTTCCCGGTATGGCATGGGGCGAGTGGATGGTCCCCAAGCCGGGGCCTGAGCACCTACTCACACTGGAGCAGCAGCGGCGAGTCATCACCGGCTACACCGTGGATCAGGCCAGGGACCAGCTGTGGAGGTTATGCCAGCTGGCCATGCACCAAGACCTGATCATCCGCGGCGCTACGAAGCGTATTGCTGAGCTGGAGTTGTCCATCGAGCTTGGCGTTCCGCTAGCGGCAGGTGCTCAGGGATTGCCAGCGGCTGATACAACCGCGCCACAGGCGCAGGTGCTGGCTGAGGAACTGGAGTCGGATCCGGTGCCGTGGCCGATTCGGCTTCTTCGCCAAGTGATCGCGTTGCGAGCGGATTGAGACCAGCTTTCCCAAGCTGAAAGCGCAGCTTGCGCACCGCCCGCTCCAAGATCTGCCGCACCCGCTCGCGGCTGGTGCCAGAGCGTTTGGCTAGATCGGCATTGCTCCAGCAGCGCCCATCGCCAATGAGCCCGTATTTCAGCAAGATGTAGCTGCGCTCCTGTTCGCTGAGATACTGCATGGCCGCTTGGATGACGGGCCGACGCAGCTCCAGATCCAGCGTTAGGTCGGCATCCGCCTCGTCCAGGTCGGTGTCGTAAACGATCAGATCCACCAGCCTGGAGCAGTCGCTGTCGTTGTTGACGAAGGCGTCCAGCGAGACGGTGCCACTGCCGCGGTGCCGCAGGGTTTCCAGCTCGTCGGTGGTGGTGTCCAGCGCTTCGGCCAGTTCCTTCATCGTGGGCTGGCGTTGTAGCTCCTGGGCCAGCCGGGTCACAGTTTTGGGCAGTTTGCAGGCAAGATCACCGACGTGGCAGGGCCGCCGGATCAGCCATTCCTTCTGGTCAATGGCGCGGCTCATCGCCTGGCGGATCCACCAGTAGGCGTAGGTGGAGAACTTGTAGCCCCGGCTGGGGTCAAACAGCTCCACCGCACGCATCAGCCCCACCGACCCCTCTTGGATGAGGTCGAGCATGTCCAGCGATTGGAAGCGCCGCTTGGTGTACTTCTTGGCGAGGTAGACGACAAGGCGAAGGTTGGCTTCCACGAAGCGCTTCTGCGCCCGCAAGCCCTTTTTGACGGCGACTTTTTCGGCGCGGGTCAGCTCACGCTCCTCGGCGCTGAGCGCAAGACCGCGCTGCACAAGCCGGGCCAGCGTGATCTCCTCATCGGCGGTCAGCAGGGGAACGCGGCCCACGGTGTTGAGGTAGTGGTCAACGGTGCTGCGTTCGTGATCGGGAATGCGGGTGGCGCTCATGCGTCAGCAGGTGGTGGTGTGGTCGGTGGTTGTGATGCAGCTACCAAGGCCGCGGCCATGCGCTTGTGCGAGCCCAACGGTTCATCTGTCAGCGCCGGATCCCAGTAGGCGGCGAGAGCGGCGTCTAGCGCGTGGGCTTCTGGAGCGGCAGTGTCAGCCATCGCTCTGGGCTTCGTGCTGCTTTTGCTGCTCCAGCAGCCACAGGCCAAATGCCACGTAGTTCTCCCTGGCCTGGCGATTAGCTGGAGCCATCGGGAAAGAGTCGGACCACCACTTATCAAAGGCGTCTGCGACGTTCATGACCCCACCTCCTGAGGTTGGGGCTGAGCGGTCCATTCCTGGAAGAGGCCGGTGTAGAGGCCACGCATCGGATGCCCCACCCGGCCGCGGCCAGCGCGGCGATAGAGGTCGTCCAAAAAGTCTTGGCGGAGCTGTTGCTCTACCGGGTCGCAGTCGCGGGTCATGAAGTGAGGTTGAGTAGAGGCCGATGAAACGGGAGGCGTACCCACCTCCCGAGATTCCCTCAGATCGAGGGCATGGTGTAACTGCCGGTGGTGCCGGCGTAGTGGCGCCAGCACATCTCAGCGGAGTTGCCAGCCCAGCTGGCGACTTGAGTTACGGGGATTCCCCGCTCCAGCGCCACCGAGATGTTGGTGTGGCGCAGGTCATAGGGCCGGTAACGAGCGGGTATCAGGCCGCGGTCGTACATCCGCTGCATAGTGCGGCGAAATGCTGTCATGTACCCCACCCGAGACCACGGCAGGACTTGGGGCTCGTTATGCAGTTTTCGCAAGGTATGCAGAATCTGCATAGCGGGTCCGTTGCAGGGCACCCACCGCTCACGGCCGGTCTTGGTGCGATTGCGAACCCCATGGGTGAGGGTGAGGTTGCGGGCAATGCGGATCCGCTTGTTGTCCCAGTCCACGTCGTCCCAGGTCAGGCCAAAGCCCTCGGCGGGACGCAAACCGGTCTGCAGATGCAACGCCGCAATCAGATCCCAACGGGCCCCTTGAGTTGCGCTTTCGCGCAGCCATTCCAGCATCACCGGCACTTTGTCCACCGCAATGACGCGGGGCTCGGGAAGCTGGTCTTTCTTCGGTAGTTGAAAGCTGGCCAGGGGATTGCGGGGGATGAGGGCCACGTCTTCCGTGGCGGCCCACCGCAGCGCTGACTTCAGGTACTGAGCCACGCGTGTGGCTGCCTTGTGGGGCTGCTGCTCCAAGAGCCAGTACATGGCCAGGCGGGTGTCAGAGAGCGACTGGTGGGGGCAGCGAGCGAGCCACAACCCCACCTGCACGTAGTCATGCGCCATGGTCGTTGGCGACAGGACAAAGGACTTTTCTCTGGCAAAAGCGTTCCATACGTCAAGGAGTTCCATGGGCTAGCTGATTACGGATAGAGGTAAGTGCGTCCCTGACCCACAATGCACGCGTGCAGTTCACCAGCCGATTTTGTTCGGCATCAGCACCGTCCTCAAAGGAACAGCTGCTTAACAAATGCACGTACTGCGAGATGTCGCTGGTGATGTCTAGGCACTCCAGGGCGAGTGCGTTCAGCGTCTCAGACGTGCCGCTAATTGGGGGGTGCAAAGTAGATACATGCTCTAAGGGCCGCACAGACTTTATAGTACCATTACTTAAGGGTCAAGCGGTTTCCACCGAGTCTCTTAAGACTCTTGCTCGCCGTAGTAGCCGTAGCGCTGGGCAGCCCGCCTCCGCGAGTCATGCCGCGTATTTGCCCTAAGGCGCCGCTTACCGCTCCTGACCTCACGCGCAAAATCAAGGAACGCGGCTGCACGAGAAATTTCTCCGGCAGTGGCAAATGAGACAGCTGCTCTCAGCTTGGCCATAGCCGCCTGCCGGAGCTGGGCCGCCTCGTCCACACCTACACCAATAAGTAACGCAAGTCTACTGATTCTCAGAGGCTGCATCAATCAACCAGCCCAGATAGACGCGGGCTTTTTTGAGATCCTCAACCCCGTTCTTGTGCTGCCAGCGAAACACGTACTTAAGTACGTTTCCTGAGCAGTAGTCACAAAAGCCGTCCTTTCCAAGGGCGGAACGGATAGCGTCGATACATTCGACATTCCCTTGTTGGTAGTGGGAAGGGCTAGTTGGGTCGTTGGTGCTCATTTCGCTTGCCCCCAGGATTTAGCCACTGAGCCCTCACCGATCATGTCCACGCTA